TTTTCTGTTGTGGTCACCGAAAATACTTTTAGCAATCCTTGGGCAGCAATATTGCGTTTGGCTGTGTAGCTGACCAGGTTGGCCAGTCGCACAACACTATCTCTACGTTCAGCAGTGTCTATGTAGTTTTCACGGGTGTTCATGTCCGTGCGGAATGCCAAGGCCTGGCCCATGAATGCAATCACATCCAATAAGGCAATGTATTCAGAGGATTCAATGTAGTCATTGAATGTTTCGGGATAGTTCAGGCGCAGGTAATCGACAAAACTCTTGCGTAAGGTTTCAAAATCATAACTTTGAAAATCTGCTTCGCGATAGGTTTGGTAAATCTGTTTCCAGTCCTGAACACCAAATATCGCTGTCTGTCGTGTGGTTTTTGCCATTTTTCTTCGCCTCTATCTTTTATTTATGGGTATTAAAAACGGCTGCTTTATACATAGGAGGCGTTGCGCTGTTGCAAGTCAAAGAAAAGACTCAGTCTTTCAGCATTGGTGCTTGGCACAACTGTCAACTCAAGTTGAATCAATATGCCATTTTCCTGGGGGAAACATTGCACATCGTTGATGTAAACTCTGGGATCGTTGCCAGCCACACGTTGCACTTCTTTGACAATTGCGTTCTGTAGTTCTTCCAGTTGGTTCTCAAACAACAGGTCCCAGAGCACTGTGCCGTATGCTGGTCGGCCAGGCAACTGACCTTGACGTATGTTGAACGCATTAAGCAGGTCACGTTTGATCAATGCAAAGTCCGTGAGTGTGAACTTTTTGTATTGATTTTGTGTGTTGAATCCAATGAATGTTTGTGCCATATGATATTTATGGGAGATTATTCACCCTCGCCGCGCCCTTCAATCTTGGGCTGCAATGCATATAGACGTTCTTTTTGTTGCTTTGAAAATGCTGCCAATTGGTTGTTTCTGTCTCTGAGAATACTGGGTGTGAGTGTGCCAGCTGAGATTGTTTTTTTGTCAGCCTCTGTCAGCGAGTTGTACAAGTTGATCAGTTCCGATAGCAAAGCAATACCATTGATATTGTAGTTGTTGCGCACTGCATCTCTTTCAGAGTTGAGTGCGTCATATTGTTGTTGTGTGATGGTCTGCTGATTTTCCAAAGCTGCCAATTTTGGGTCCAAGGCTTGTAATTTTTCCACTGTTGGCAGCAGCCAATCATTTACATAAGTTGTTGCCTTGGTTTCGTAGTCACTCACTGTGGCAGAATTGGCCGGGGCCACATACACAGGAGTAGGCACCTTGGCATCTCCTAGCACTCGTGTGGTTGCGGCATCCACTGTGGCGCGACTCACTGTGTCTGCTGCCGGCATGGGTGTATCTTGTTGTTTAAATGCTGTGGGTATTTTTGTGTTTACCAAGTTCACAGCAAATGCACCATCACGAACAGCACTACTAAAGGCTGCTTGTACTGCTCCTGTGGCATCGCCAGGTATGGGAAGCCCTTTGGCAAATGCTTCTGCACCAGGCAAACTTTTGGCAGCATTTAATGCCATGCCGGCAATGCCTTGACTTGATAAATTTTGTACAGGAATGCCCACTGCACCCATGGCAGCCACACCCTTGGCCATTAGTCCTTGTTGTATTTGACTTTGCTTGGGGGCATTGGCCAACAGATCTGTGGCACTTTTGATTCCATCTTTGCCGGTCCATATGGCAGGGCTTTTTATTAAATCAGCAAACGATGCTGCATCAAACTTGGCACGTGATCCTGGTTTGACATAGCCAGCAGTTTCTAACTGTGCCACATCCAGTCCAAATCCCCCTAGGCCTTTGCTGTTGCTGATGCTGTCAAATCCCTGTCCCACAAGATTTTTTGCCTGAGCCAACACACCATTGACTTCGGGTATGCTCATTGGACCAATAGGGGCCACTGCACCTAGAGATGCTAGCCCACCTGCAATCTTGGAAAAGTCTGCGGTGTTGATAGGGTTTGTAACTGCTGCACCTGTGATGGTTTTGTTGATTGTTTGAATTGCAGTTGTTGCAACTGATCCCTGTATGCCGGCTGCCCCTACTAGTGCAGCGCCGGCTTGACTGGCACCCAATCCGCCCAGTGCACCAGATGCTGCTGACACTGCTGGTCCCACTGCGGCAGTTAATCCAGCCGCAGTTGATGCCAGAGAGCCAGACAATGCACCACCTGCGGCTCCCAAGGCGGTGCTGACTGAACCAATGGATGCAACACTTCCTGCACTGCCAAGAGCACCAACAATGCTGCTTTGTGCCTGCTGCAAGGCACCTTGTGCGCCGGCTAGTCCATCTGCTGCCTGAGTAGCTGCTGAAAGAGACTGTCCAGATTCAAACCCTACCAAGGCACCAGTGGCGTCTTGTTTCTTGAAGATCGCTTCTGCTTGTTCTCTTGTGAGGCTTTCGGGCCCAGTCAAAGTAAATGGTTTTCCGTCGCTGCTGGTAAATGTAAATGAAGCCATTTTAATTTGCCTTTATTTCTACGCCAGCCGGAACTGGAACTGCGCCTGGTGGCGGTGACGGTTTGCCTTCTTCAAACTTGACTTCAACGTCCACGCCTTTGTTGTGGTACGGATAAGGTTCGTGTGTGGCAGCCCGGCTCACAATACTTTCAAGTGCTTCGGGGTTGACTATCCAGCCTTTGCTGGTATCCCATTCTGTGTCATCCAACAAGGTTGTGGTCAACGGTTGCGGATTGGTTACCACATCAGCGGCCGGACCATTGAGGTCAATACCACCAGCTTCTAATATCAATGCAGATCCGGCGCCCCAGGATCCTGATGCGCTGTTCAGGGTCAATGTGCCATCGGCTTTGACACCGATTGTGTTTTTACTGTATAGAGTGATGTCATCTTGTGCCTGCACGCTCATGAACGTGTCAGTTTCCAACTGCATGTCTTCTTTGCTTTTCATTTTTAAATAACGTCCAGCAAACATGTTGATATCTCTATCGGCGTGTAAATTAATGTCGCCTTTGGTGCGCACGTTTACTGAGTTGGTGGCATACACATCCACTGTGCCTTCTACGCCAAACTCCAGCCAGGTCTGTCCATTGGCATGAATGATGTAGAAAAAGTTTCCCGAATCACTCATGGTAATTTGATGTCCTAGACTGGTGCGCAATCTCAGCATTGCGTTTTGTCCTTCAAGGTCACCGTCATCCATCACAAGACTGTGTCCGCCCACACGACCAATGATTTGAGCCTGTCCGGGAGTTATTTCGCCAGCATTCAACTTTTTGCGAATGTCATTGGGTTTCATACCTCCCTGATAGATGGGTGCGCCAGGTGTGCTGATTCCAAATACTGCACTGGGAGTTTCGCGCTGACTTGAGCTTTGTATGGTGCCGCGCTCGATGTCGTCAATGAGTCCTTGTTGTAATAGTGACTGTGCCAGATAACCCTGCACAGGTTTGGTTTGGTCAAAAAATCTTGGGTCGTTGAAAATTTCTATGTTGTTGACATTGATTTCGGCCACGGGCAAACGTGCAGCATTGGCGAAATATGTTTCTTGATTTTGATTTTGTACTTCGTAGTTGGGAGTGCTGGAAATGGCAGGTACCATGCTGCCTAGCCCTTGATCGGGCACCACACCAATATAAAATCCATTGTTTCTGTCACCGTTGACAAACACGCACATCACTGTCACTCCCACGTCAGGAGGAGTAAACCACATGCCATATGCATTGGGATTGCCGTCTGTCCAGGTGCCAACTCCTGTACTGCTGGGATTTGACGGAGTTGATCCGTAAAAAGGAGGCATGTAGCTTACTGTGGTCCATTTGGAATCATCTTGCATGGCCTTTTCACCACCATCAACAAATGCTTCGATGAACACACGCAAACGCCCTGCTCGAGTGGGATCAACTGTGCTCATGACCACACCCGTGAATGGACCAAACTCTGATGGTACTCCACCACGGTCTAGTTTGTAGTTACTCGGACGTCCCCGACTGCGTTGTACGTTATCTACCATGTGTTATCCCCCGTCACCGGCAATTTTTTGTGGCTGAGATCCACGGCCTCTGGCACCTGCGGCTGCGGCTGCTGCATTGTTTCTTGCTATTATTGAATTTAATTTTGGTGGACCAGATTCCGTCGATGTGGTATCCAACACATTGCCATCGCCATCAGTAGCAGGCTTTGGCGGCGGTGCGTTTTGTATAGCACCTGCAGTGATACCTTGTCTTGTGATCGAAGGATTACCAAAAGCAGCACTCCCTACATTGGGATCAAATTGTGCAGCCTTGTATGCGCCCTGCGCACCAAGTATGGCAGCTTTGCCACCATCTGAACTTTGTGTACTGCGTGGATCTGTAAAACTGGTAGCTTGTTTTCTTCCTGACAGATCGACTCCAGTTCTGGCCGCAGTATCTTTTGTCTTGTTCTTGGCAGCATCAGCTGCCGAAGAATCTTGAGCAGATTTGTTGGCATAAATCGGAAGTCGGAAAATACTGCCTTCCAAAGTTTGCTCAAATATTCCACCTTTGAATTCGCTGATGACTTTTGTGACTTGATACACTCTGCTTTGTAGCGGTTCTCGTTTGCCGCCATCAACTTGACTGGTTCTGCTGTATGGATCTGCCAGTCCTGTGGCCAGATCATAATCTTCAGGTCGTTGCCACAACATTTCAAACAAAATGTCTTGACTGTCAAACGACACTGTGCCGTCTGAGTTGAACCCAGTTTTTATTGCATTTACCAATGTGGTTCCTTCGGTTATGGGTTTGAAAAAACTGCCTTGCTGTATCCAAGCCGGATCTCCTATTATTCTGACCTTGGCATTGGCCAGGTCACTGGCATTGTATATGAGTTCAGCAGCGTTGGCATTGGGCTCATTGGTTTTACCGTCGGCGCCAAAACTACTTTCGTTGCTGCGAGGACTGTAGTTGTATCTCACAAGATCTTGATAGGTGTTGGTGGCAGCAGCATTGGATCGATCTATGATGCTGGTGCCTTGGCCTGATCCACTTAGTGTGGCAGTAAATGTAGTGTTCAGTGTTTCTTGATAATCTTTGACTGCTACATTTTGTCCGGTGAACCAAAATGGATAACGTTTGTGTACTCCTGTGAAACGATTTTGCCGGAAATATTTGCTGTCTACATTTTTTACCAAATAAGGAGTCACTATGTATTTGATTTTGTAGGCATAGTCGTTTCTCTTGGGGTCAATACCGCCGGGCTTTCTTTCTGCATGCATGCTTATACTAAACCAGATCAAGGGTTTCTTTCCTCCCTGCGCAGGCTCTTCGCTGCCATCGGGATTTTCTATCACTAATTTTTGTTTGTTGATATAATCTGAATTTCTTATGACCAATTCTATGGCTTGTAAAATCTGTTGTCC